CTCCGTAGTCAGCGGGTTGCGACGCAACCATTCCAGATGGGGTTGATGCGCCGGCTCCGCCGGTGCCAGATAAGATGGGATTGAGTCCGGCGGCCCGAAGATCCGTGACTTCGCGCTGATGCGCGGTGCCAGAGTAACGGCCTGCTTCGTCGCGCGCTATTGCTGCCTGCTTCGCAGATGCGCGGTTGGACATATATCCACCGATGATTGCAGCGCCTGCCACTATCCATGGCATATTTTGCTCCTTTCAATGAGCATTTTGTCCGCGATCGCAGCGAGGTCGGTGAGAGTCGGGACGTTTGTTTCTTTTCTGAACCCCGGATGTAGGGTCATACTGACGAGACCACAATAATAGACGTCCCACACTGACACAGCGTGATGGGAAGTCCGAGTGAGATCCATCCTGTAGGTTCTGACGCGTCTTAGAAGTGATCGATTAGTCCGGGAACCCCGTACATCGGCATTGGCCTGACACATTCCATGCGCGTATAGCTATCGAAGATGAAGTGCGGCTCGTCTGTGACCGCTATTACCCGGTCCACCGGAGGATTTTCGATGATGAACGCAGCATCGAGGACCGGGAGAGTGGCAAAGTCCTGCGACAGATGCCATGCATCCAGTGACTGAGGGGACGCAGAACGCATTGCCGCAGTGATCTTCGAAGGCTTGTAGCGATATTCTGCGCTTCTTTCTTGATAACCGAATACATCGGTGTCCGCTGGTGCACCAGCCATGAAGATTTCTTGATTGAGGACGGCCTGCTCCCCAATGTGGCTGAGTGCTGGCCAATAGAAATCAAATTTAGTTCGGCGTGAGAACATACGATCCAACCCTTGTTGGTAAGTAAGATCCGCCCGAACAGATACGAGACCGATGAGGATGCAGTGCTCCGTGAACGATTTTGTGAAGCCATGATTGTGTCCTGTCGCTGTAGCGTATGCCGCCAGATTTCCTTGCGGTGATGCATCCGGACCCGACGGGTCCGTTTCTGATGTTTGTGGTACTTGACTGAACATGATTGGCGTAGACCCGCCCCCGAGATACTCGGGCCGTTGCAGCCTTGAATCTGGGCTGGAAACGGAAAAATGTGCCCGGATTATTTCTGTGTACCGGGTCCCGCCGCGCGCGTCGCGCTCGAGCAGTTTCTGGATTTGGAATGATTGCCTCAGTTCATTGATTGTTGCCGCCGTTGCTTCCGCCAGGTCCGCCTCGAGGACGTACCCCGGAGTCGGCGTCCCGATGAGACTTTGTACTTCTACCCCGGCGGCATTAAGTGTGCCGGTCCCATCGGAGTATGTGATTCCGATGAGGTTTGGGTCATCTGACGCCGGGCCGGAGACCCCTACCGGGGCTGTAGTCCCGAGCGGAATCGTAATAGATTCCCCCTTTTGTGGAAACGGCAAACACGAAGTGAAATAGTCGTGTCTTTTTCCTCTCCGCTGCACCTGATAGTCGGTTGCAAGATCCGGGCCATCGCCCTTATTGAGCGTCGGAGAGTTCTGCAAGTTTTGGTCGCGATACCATTCTGCCCAAATTAAATTATAGGCACGATGCCACATTGCCGAGTGGTTGATATCGACGCCGACGGGAATCCCCATATAGTCGGCCAGAGAGTTTTCCTCCCATCCGCTCGCGTCGGGCGGTCCCATGATTGGAATAAGAAAGTCCGTTGAGTCGCCTGGATTGCTTTGAGCGCCCATAAAGCGCTCCCAATTGTCCCAGATTAACCGCATAGGAACCGCAAAAAATTGCGTGTCCATATACATGTTGTCCATGACTGGGAAAATAGGTGTGGCGAGGCGGGCGAACAGGGTGCTTTCGACCCTGAATGTATCGCCCGGAAGAACCTCGTCCACGAAGAAGGGAATTAAGAGCCCGGCGTTGAATGTTGTCTTATACCCGAAAGATCGATCAAACCGACTTCGGGGAATTTCCGCGTGCGGTACGACGCTGAACTGGTGCTTCATCACTGACGGTTGCTTCGCCATGGCTCTCTTTCGGAACGATTGAGTCCACATCGTAGTTTGTAATTAGCTCCGAGACAAGCCCGAGACGTACTGGTGGCGTAACTTGCATGATTTCTGCTGTGTGATCCTCGAATGTCCCCAGCTCGTACAGGATATAGTCCGCTGGGTGTTGTGAAACCGGGTCCTTCGCATCTTGTGCCAGATCGATTATTGCCCGTACCGCTACCGCTCTCGTTTGCAGAAAGAACGGGCGCATGAACCCTTCGAGCTTATTGTCATATATTGAGAACATCATCGTTTTCATCGAGATCCCTTTCGAGTCGTCTTAGTTTCAAGTGTTGAACTTGCTCGCGGACTGCGAGCCTTGCTGGCGTGTTGTCTTCTTCGGATTTTTTCGCGGTTTCTCGTCTAGCGAGTTTTATGACCTCGGCGTAGCCGTCGGGAGTGATTCGCGAAAGGAGCTTATCGTAATAGCGCGGTGTTTTGTACTTTTTTCCCTGAAGTGTAATGAAATCATCCGGGAATACGTCGGTCGCAAATTTAGCGAACCAGTCGGCCGCGATACCCGGGCGCCTGGACATAACTGTAAATTCTGGAACCCTTTGCGATACCTCGCCGGTTTCTTTGTCGACATGTTGGTAATGCTCCTTTGATTGTGGACCTGACTGTTTTTTCATGATGTAGCGTGCCACGTAAGCGGCACTTTGGAACGTGACCTCCCCGATTGAGCAGAAGCCTTTGCCCCAGATGTGATTGAGCATTTCTGACTCGTATATTTTGTTGCCTCTCACTGTTTTCCAGAGCGTTTTGTCTGGGAATTCGAAGCCGAAGATGAGGGCGTGGTAATGCGGCCTTGCGAGTTCCTCGCCGTATTCGCCGCATGCATAGAATCGGATCAGTGTTGGATAGATTGCTTTCCGCAATTTCTTGAAAAAGAACTCGAGATGCGAGCGTTTGCCTTTCGACAAGGATGCGCCCGGCGGAAGATCCGCGGGACGATATGTGAGTGTAATGAATGAGTTGTACTCGTGAAGCGAAGCTTCGTGTACACACCTGACCGCCCATTGACGACTTCTGTCAATGCGGCAGCCTATACAGCGTCCACAAGCAATTTCTTGCGGAACGCCTGCTGATTCTGATCGCTTAAAGGTTATTCCCCCGCCAGGGCGATGCCATGCCTTGAGCGGGGAAAAACAAGCCACTGATTACAGGCGGTTTCCGCCTCGTGCGGGCATTTGAATGTTTTTCTTGTGGACCTTGCTTCCGTACTTCGAGAAGTTTCTCCGGCTTGCTTGCTTCTTCATTGGGCGTCTGAATGCCATGAATGCCTCCTGTTACGCAACAACCATTGATGAGAAAGACCAACCACAGCGATTTTACCATGGGAGTGTCACTTAGACCATATGATATCAAGTAGATCATATGGTTTTGGGTGCTATTTCGCCTCCGCTGCACCCTTGGCGACCGGCTCCGCGGTCTTAGGAGGCTCGCTATCGGCCTCCTTGGTAGTTTCCTTCGCCACCGTGTCCGGTGTCTTCAGTAGTCCGAGGAACACCGCTTCTGTGCGGTTGTCCTCGTTTTCCAGGAATGTGAGCAATTCCTGAGCGTTATTGTTGAACCGTTCCCTGATTTTGGACGGTAGAGCGTCAAACATTTCGTTTGCGCTTGCGACGGTTTCCATCGCTGATTGGAATTCGAGACCTGTAGCGTCTCCGAATTGTGCTTTTTGAGTGTTGACGAAGTCGATTGTCCCGGTTTTTTGAAACCGAGCCATGATTTGATTGATATCCGTTTCGTTTTTGTGATTTTGTTTTGTTCTTCCCTGACCGGTGAAGGTGATTGAGTGCCGAGTTCTAGGGCCGTGTGCTGTTTTGATTCTGATAATTGTTTGTTCCATGAGTAGCTCCTGAGTGATTTGAGAGATAAGTTCGCGTTTGAATTCGCGTTGTGAGTTGAGATGAGCTTGTGAGTTTAGTTGGAACTGGATCGCTCTGTACGAGCTCTAACGGCCTTGTTCGGCAGGGGGGTGTGGGTGATGTTAGTAGCTGCTGCGCCCTGGGTGGAACATACCCTGTAGTGGATTGATTATTTTTTTGGCTGCTCCGACGACGCGGGCAGCTTGATCCGCCTTTCTAAGAGCGGATTCTATTTTGCCGCTGTGTATACCAGCGCGATCCATGTCGCCGTGATGACGGGCTGATGATACCTCCTGAATATTCTGATGCACGATTTCGTCGTGTAGGAGGATATTGTATTCGCGACTGGTTTTCATTCGCTGAGCATCGTGGGCCTCGCCCAATGCTTTTGCTGTCGACGTTTGTTCGTCGATCAGTTTTTTTGTTGAGATGAGATTTTTTTGTTCTTGTTTCGCTCGCCTTGCTTCGATGAAACGACCCCCGACTGCTCCGTAGTCAGCGGGTTGCGACGCAACCATTCCAGATGGGGTTGATGCGCCGGCTCCGCCGGTGCCAGATAAGATGGGATTGAGTCCGGCGGCCCGAAGATCCGTGACTTCGCGCTGATGCGCGGTGCCAGAGTAACGGCCTG